GAGAAGAAGTTGATCCTGAATCTGGTATACATCACTTGGCACACGCAATGTGCTGCTTGATGTTTCTGTATGAACATGATACAATATATTCGAAGCAGTAATTTTTATAATGGAGAAAACAATGAAGTTATCAAATGAAACACTGGCAGTATTGAAGAATTTTTCTACAATCAATCAAGGCATTCAATTTAAGAAAGGCACAAAACTTACCACAGTATCCGCTGGTAAAACTGTTTTGGCACAAGCCACTCTTAAAGATGAATTTCCACAAGACTTTTGTGTATATGATTTGAATCAATTCTTATCGGTACATTCACTACACAAAGATTCCGAATTACAATTTGATGATTCGAATGTTATTTTCAAATCTGGTCGTTCTAGTACCAAGTATCGTAAGACAGCAAAAGAAATGATTGTTGTACCACCAGAAAAAGAATTGACTCTGCCTTCTAAAGATGTTGCCTTCACTCTAACAGAAGAAGATTATGCCAACATTATGAAAACGGCTAGCGTTCTGAGTTCACCTCATATTGCTGTTGAATCTGATGGTGAATCGGTTCAATTGAGTGCTTTCGATGCGTTTGATGATTCTGCTCATACAAACTATATTCAAGTTGCTGAAGGTGATGGTAAAAAATATAAGGTTGTGTTCAAAACAGAAAACATCAAATTGATTCCTGGAAGTTATGCTGTTGAAATTTCATTCAAAGGCATCAGTCACTTTAAAAACACCAAAGATGAAATTGAATATTGGATCGCCATTGAACCAAAAGAATCGAAAGTCGGAGAATAATATGTTAGTCAATTTTGTTGATAGTGTTACTAATGAATCTGTTGCTGTTAATTTGGCCAATCTTGTTTGTGTCTTTACAGTAAAAGAAGAAGGCGTTGAGAAAACTATTCTCAACATGATTAACGGCAACCTTGCTGTAAAAGAAAATTACTTAGAAGTAGTTGGCAGAATTAATGCCGAAATGAAATGATTTTATTGAATGTAGTGGAAGTTTTGAGAGTTAATTATATTATGGGAGTATCAAATGGAACATTTATTGTGGGTAGAAAAGTATCGTCCAAAGACGATTGAAGATTGTATTCTTCCAGATGCGATCAAGGAAACTTTTCAGGAGTTCGTCAAGAGAAAGGAGATACCAAATCTTCTTTTATCTGGTACGGCAGGTGTCGGAAAAACAACTGTTGCTAAAGCATTATGCAACGAGGTTGGTTGCGATTTCATTGTCATCAATGGCTCTGATGAGTCTGGCATTGATGTCTTGCGTAACAAAATTAAAAACTACGCTTCTTCAATGTCGCTCATGGGTGGCAGAAAAGTTGTCATCATTGATGAGGCTGATTATCTCAATCCTAATTCAACTCAACCTGCTTTACGAGGAGCCATTGAAGAATTTGCCTCAAACTGCTCATTCATTTTCACATGCAATTTCAAAAATCGTATCATCGATCCGATCCATTCCCGTTGCTCTGTTATCGATTTTAAAATCAACGGTTCTAAACCAAAGTTGGCGGCACAGTTTTTTAAGCGGGTTGAAAACATCCTTTCACAAGAGGGAATCAAATACTCCAAAGACGTTGTTGCCGCAGTCATCACCAAACACTTTCCTGATAATCGAAGAATTCTTAATGAGCTTCAGCGATACTCGGTTTCTGGCTCCATTGATTCTGGTATTCTTTCTAATGTTGCTGATATTCAACTTGAAGCCCTAATCAAAGCTCTCAAAGAAAAAGACTTTGCATCCGCTCGTAAGTGGGTTACAAATAATCTAGACAATGATCCTGTAAAAATCTATCGTAAGTTATACGATGGTCTTTATGACGTTCTTGATGCTAGTGCTGTACCACAACTAGTTCTTATCCTTGCCAAATATCAATATCAATCTGCCTTTGTGGCAGATCACGAAATTAATATGACGGCTTGTTTAACTGAAATTATGGTAGACTGTGAGTTTAAAAAATGATAAAGACATTATATAGTTATGAATTTACAAAAAGTGATTATACAGAGCCTTACATAAAATTCTTGTCAGAAGAATCTGTGTATTTACCTAAACACAAAATTACTGTAAATGAAAAAACCGACCATGGATTTTCAACTAAAGAAAAAATTGGTTCAATTTCTGGTATATATTTAATTTATAAAGAATTTGAAGAAAGTGACATTCTTGTTTACATTGGTCACTCAGGTCACTGCATAAGGCAGAGAATTGGTCGTTGGCTTTCTGGCATAAGAGGTACGGAAAGGTTTGATGAAAATCATTCTGCTGCATACAAATATGTTGAATATTTTGGACGTGATACAAGTGGATTAAGTTTTAAATATCTTCCATTAAAGCTAGAAGATTTACAACATGGTGTTGAAATCGAAGATATTGAAAATGGCATGATTGAAAAACTGAAACCACTTTTCAATAATGAAATTTATAAAGAATATCGTTTTCAAAAAATATTAAAAATTACTGATGTTCTTGGTGAAAATAATGAGAGGATAGTTCCATTATGAACAGAGAACAGATGATGGATATTCTTGGTCGTATGGGTGAAAAATATGTCAGCAACTATTTGGCCAAACAAGCACTCAATCATTTTGACAGTAAAAAAGATTTGACAGGAGATGGTAAAACCATTGAAGTCAAAACACAAGTGCCTTTTATCAAAGAAAGAGCAATTACGATTAAACCCAACCAACTACGTAAATGTCGTGGTGTAGATGAATTATATTTTGTCACCGTACCAGCAGCTCGACACAATTATAAGTATGCTGGCTGGTTGTTTAAAGTTGATCCAGAAACATTCAAAACAAGAAAGTATTTCACCAAAGATGGTCGTGATATGATTTTGATTGACATTGAACAAGAAGCCGTAAAACCAATTCAAAAAATTGATGACCAGACAATATCAGAAATGATGAAGTATACAGTATCAGGATATTAAGATGCCAGATTTATTTAAAGAAATTCTTCCATCTATTCTGGAGAAAAAGAAAAGTGTATTTCAAGATGAATATGATTATAAAGACTATAATCCATATATCATCAACCGAGCTTTGTCGTACCACATGGATTGTATTCTCTATGTCAACGAATTAAATAAGAATCCTAGTCTTGATAAGGACTTACAATATTCATATCTTCTAAATACCATAAGACCAATGAAACGGAAATTTCAACCGTGGCAGAAATCAGAGGTCAACAAAGATATAGAATGTGTCAAACAATATTTTGGTTACTCCAATGAGAAGGCCAAAGAAGCTTTGCGTATTCTTAATGATGAACAAATCGCTGAAATAAAAGCAAGAACAAACAAAGGCGGAGTGACAAAGTAATGATTTCAATTATAGATTTAGTTGAAGTTACATTAGGTGAAAAAGACGATTTCCTAAAGGTCCGTGAAACATTAACACGCATCGGCGTAGCTTCCAAAAAAGAAAAGATTCTCTACCAGTCCTGTCATATATTACACAAACAGAGCAGGTATTACATAGTGCATTTCAAAGAACTATTTGCTTTGGATGGTAAACCAACAGATATTACTGAGAATGATTTATCTCGTAGGAATGCCATAGCAAAACTATTGGAAGACTGGGGATTGGTAAAAATATTGGATAAAAGTAAGGTGGAAAACCCACCTCCAATATTCCTATCACAAATTAAGATCATCTCCCACAAGGAAAAAGATGATTGGAATTTGGTACCCAAGTATAATATTGGTAAAAAACCAGGAGCCTATTGACAAAATAGGCTTTTTGTGTTATAAATATGGATGTAGGTGCCTTAGGGGCCTATAATTTTGATTAACTCGCTTAACTAAGGAGCACATAAACATGACTACAAGTCTATTACCAAGTCTATTTGACTTTCACAAAACGCTGGATCCATTCACAGTTGGTTACGATAAATTCTTCAAAGACATTGAAGAAGTTACTAAAAATGTTGCCAAGAATGTACCATCGTATCCTCCATACAATATCAAACAAGTAAGCAAGAACAAGTATGTCATTGAAATGGCAGTCGCTGGTTTTGCCAAGTCTGATATTGAAATCACACTTGAAGGTAATAAATTGGTCATCAAAGGTGCTGCAAAAGATGAAGAACTTAAAGAGAATGAAAATTTCTTATTTAAGGGAATCGCTAACCGTAACTTCACACGTTCAT